GCACTTACGTTAGTAGCCTTCAATCCTACTCCTTTACCTAAGCCCATCTTGCTTGCCCATGCATTGAACGCAGCAGGATCTTTAGAGTAATCAGGTATTTGATCAGGTACGGCACCTGCAAACTGATTTTGTCCAGGACGCAATCCAGAACCGTTTGATAAACTATTTTGTTTAAGTAACTTTGGATTACCTTGAGCAACTTCGTCGATCAAACCTTTTATGTTAAGTGGATTACCGTCCATGCCATATCGTTCTTGTCCCTTAGAATTGACGATTGCATATGATCCATCACGCTTCATCTGTAGATTGCTCTTGATTTTTTGTAATGCATAATCTTGTAAATCAGGATCAAATCTATCACCCATGTTGCGCAATATTTCAGTGTCTAATTCTTTCATACGTAAGGCACGCTCTTTTTGAGCAAGATCACGTTGAAGTTTCACGAACTGATCGCGTAGATCGGTAGTGTCATTGCCTACATCACGCCCCATGCGTGAGTTATCAGTAGGTTCGACATCCACTGGCTGTGCGTTGCCAACGTTATTGTTTTGACTTGCAGTACGTGCAATGTAACCAATCGCTGCTTCTACGCTTTCAAAATTTTGACCACTTGCTTGTGACAATGCGTTTAAAATTCCTGACGTAGTGCTTTTGCGAATAGCACCTGCATTTACTTTACTGTCATTTGCACCATTATCCTGTGACGCTTCAGGGGCTGTGGCGTTGCCATCGATGTTGTTATCTATCATATTTCCTCTTTAGTTATAACGTAACAAACGAATTATCTTCCTGTGTTAATACCGGTTAATTGTGTAGCAATGGCTTGATTAGTATAATAAGATTGTCCTGTATAAGTTACAGGAGTACCTACACCTTCATCATCATAGCCAGTACCATAATCACCAGCACTATCATATTCTGTTGTATCACCATAAACTGCTTGTGTTTCACCAAACTGTTCTGGTGTAACTATTTGATCACCAAGATCACGACTATTAATTTGTTCATTGTCTTTTGTCATTAATTCTTTTACTGTTGGATCAGTAATAGTATCTATAAATGCTTGTTCATATTGTGGTATCTGTTCTGAAGGTGCTAACATACCAATAATTTCTTTAACAATTAAGTTATCAATTATTGGATTATTTTGCACTAGATTTTTTGCCTGACCCATTAATGCCAATCTATAATTAGTATCATGCGCTTCATAATCAGTATTATAATGTACTTCACCTGCCCAACGCATATTCATAAATCTTGCTGCAAATGTAAAAATCATTTCCTCTGCAACTTCCATCAGTCTTGCTTTACTTTTTGCAAGACGGTGTAATGTTTTACGTTCTTCAATTATTGCTATACCACTTGCTATTTGATTCTTACTATTGCGTAATCCACCTAATCCAGTTAGTGCTTCAATCTGTTCAAGAATTTCACGCTGTCTTGATGTAACTTTATCAACATCACCTGTATCAACTGGTATACATTCTACTTGCCCTGCGCTGGCACGCACAATCGCACCAGCGTGTACAGGTATAGCAACACCTTTATCTGCGCGAATGATGGTCTTTGCGAATTGTACACTAGTGTATGCTTCGCATTCTAATTTGTAATGCTCACGTTGTGCATCTGCTGCGCTATCAATATCGCTTACGCCAATATCGATTGTACGTGGATCACGACGACCATAAACGATAAAGCCTGGTATTGCCATGCCAGGTGGGTATGTACCACTACCTATTTCTTCAACGTCACCTTTTGCAACGTTTTTACCAACTTTATAACTTTTCCAATAACTTGGATATTCGTCAGTACCTAAATGGTAACAACGAATATAATAATTTTCTCTATCTTCACTCTCAAGTACTTTGACATATTTGACCATTGGCTTGCCACCAAACCATTCCCACTCCCAATCCCATACGTTCAGTGGATTGACACTGACAACATATGGTCTACCATAGTTTGCATCACCTTCGGCAGGCATGTCAACAAACACCCAACAATGTCCATAGATACTTGTTAGATCACCAACTTGTTCCATGAAACTATCTAGACTACGATTGTTTAGATCGGCATCTAATAAAAATAATTGACTCCATTCAATATTATCAGGATTTATTTTTGCACCTGTTGGAGTACAAAATATTAGTTCACGCTTTACGCCTGGTTCAAATAATACGTCATTGATTGTATCAACAATATAACGACAGATTGGTTGTGCAACTGTATTTTGTACTAAGTCTAGATAAAGATTACTATCTTCGCTAGGACGCTTTTTACGAACATAAGTTTTAAAAATATAACCGCCAAGATATGCATATTGATATCCTAGCATTTGTTCATAGATGGCGTTGTAAATTGGATTTTTATGTATAAGTGTATGGGCTTTCATGTAATATTCCTAGTGATTATTCTTCGTCGAGATATTCGTAATAATCACCACCAAATTTTTCTTCTATGTACTCTTCTTTTTCCATTTCTACATATTCTTCAGCATCCATATCCATAACATCTTCTGTTTCTTGTGTATACATAGAATATTCATCTAATGCTTTCATAACTTCTGGAAAATCACTAAATGCACGATCAATTTCTTGTGCGCTATGACCCATATCTGTTAGATATCTTACAACGTCTTTTGCAAGATCATAATGATCATCTTGTGGTATATAAAATTTTGCAATATTATACATTTCAACCATCATTTCAAAGTCCATAGTGATCTCCTAATTTAGGCGCCATTGTGCTTTGTGTATTTATGCTTCGCATAATAGTTACATAAACTGTGTTTTCTTTTAAAGTGTGGTCTATATGTTGACTCACCACAGTGTTCACAAACTGGATTCATAAATTCTTTATCAGTAAATGTGGTATAATTGTACCTATCATATTGTTTAATTAATGCATGTCTGTCTTTGTGATTACCAGACTTCAAATGATGCGGATTAACACATAATTTATTACCACACATGTGTAATACTTCTTTAGTACTATTGTATTTCATAGTTTTAAATGTTTCTATAAAACTTACTCTATGTGTCAATATCATGTTTAATTCATTAGTCACACGCATCATACCATAACCAGCATTGTTGGTAGCACCACGCCATAACCAACATTGTTGTGTATCGTTTTCTCCTTGATTATTGATTGGTATATTTGTTTTTGCAAACAATCTTGTTAGTACAGGTTTAGTTTTTCTCATTTGTTAACTCCATATCATTTGTTCATTATCATTGTCATTGCCATTAATTATTTCTTCCCATGTAGGACCACCAGGATATAGTGGGCTTTCTGGCATAAATTCGCGTCCTGGTCTTTGCATAAATCGTTGATCCATACCTACATATTCTTTTATAGTTTGTTCGTGCGTAATTGGGAATAGATGATGTATACCATATCTTAAAGCATCACCAAGGCCGTCAATGTGTGCGTATTTTTGTTCAGTATATTTGACTAAACGTTTACGACTACCATCTTCAAAGTGGTATGTCGTTAATGCTTCTAATAAAAGTTTGTCATTACTTTTAACAAATAATCCACCACGATTGATAAAACTATTGACAGTATTATCTGTATCACTAACCAGTGGATTACTTTTGCGACTGTTAATAATCGTAAATCCATATTTTTCTAATATTATCCTATCTGTAATACCAAAAGGACTTGTAGTATCACGATTAACTTGTGTACCACTCATGTCTATAATACTGAATATTCTACGCTTAGGAAAATCTTGTCTGATAGCATCAGCAATACCTTCTGTACTGCAATCTGGTATTGCATAACTTTTTAGTACTTCCATTTTATTATCATAGACTTGTGCAATTACAGCACACATCACACGTTTGTTAAAGTCATGAAAACTATATAAATCACCACGACGATCTATTATCTCATCTACTGTGTGTTTGTGTTTATCGAAACTATAATAAAATTGATCAGCAACACTTTCCCAACTGCACAAATAATCTTGCGCAAATTTAAGTGGACTCAATAGTTTTCTTTGTTCTTCAATAAATGTACGATTACCACTACGCATTTGTTCATAGTTGTAATGTCTAACAATATACTTGTCACTTTCTAATGCAATTTTAAATAATTCGTATAGTGGTCCTGTACCATGTGGTGTACTAATAACAATTAATCTACCAGCACTATTTGGTTGTCCAACACTAGGGCGTAATCGATTTGTAATTTCTTGTAGTGTTTCACTATTGTATAATGCTGCTTCATCTGCAATCCAACACCCTACGTTAAGACCACGTAAATTCTCACGTTGCTCTGCACTTTTGCAGCGTATGTAGATACCATTAGGAAAACGTATAGTCATGTCACTATTGTTGATGTCTATACCATCTTTTAAATTATAGTAGTTTATTACGCTCTTTTTTAATGGTTCCCAAATAAGACTTTTAATCATGTTACCAGTAGGTGCACTATAGATAATATCTTTACCTTTATGATAACGCTCATCACTAGCAAAAATAGGCAATGCTATACTTGCAAGAAATGTTTTACCACTACCTGCAGGTACAATATTAATACAATGCTTATCAGTTTCTAACCAATCACTTAATAATGTACTTTGTTCACCATATAGTGGAATATCAATTTTTATCTGTTGACTCATATTTAAATGCTACTGATGGTTGTGTCCAATCAACTAATTCTTTTTGTGGAAAATTGAATATAGTTTGTATTGGTTGACCAAGTGTAGTATGATCTACATCTACCTTATCAGCAACTACCTTATTCAATATCATTTGTTGATATTTCACTACTAAATTTTGATCACCGCTGATACGTGCTTTATGATAATCTTCTGCTAGTCCTATCGCAAATGGTTTATCACGTTTTGCAATCTCATGTAATATAGATTGTGCTGATAGTTTTTGTATGCTACCTTTCTTGCGACCAGCGCCAGGTCTTGCTCCGCCATTTTTACCTTTAACTGAATGAAACTGATTCTTATTCAGGTTTTCTGACATTGATAGTGTCTCCATTACTTTTTACTATGTTAAAACGACCGCAACATGCTGGTTCATAATTGTAACCAAAAGTTAATAACTTATCTTCTATTGCTTTGCCAATTAATTGATAATCTGTTAAACTCATATGTCTATAGTGTCTATGATTACGTGCTTTTAACAATATCTGATGTTCATCCATATTGCTAATACGTTGTAATTCTTCTTGGATCATATGACGCCTTCATCACGCAATATTTTAGCCGCCCAAGTCAATCCTGCAGGACCGCCCCATAGTAAGTATGCTTGCGTACCCTTTGTATTTTCTCCAGGCTTGTAATACACTCTTGCACGGCTGAGAAATTGATATGTTCTCATTACTGTTTCCAAACTTACACTTTCGCGTTTAGCAAATTGATTTGCTCTAGCAAGACCCACTTGTGTACCACCTCTATTACTAGGTGTACTTTCTTCACGCATCTTTAATCCGCGTTTAGCATTGTTTGCCATTGCTTCTGTTGGGCGGTAACTCATTTCTTTTTAACAGGTTTGCAAATATCTTTACCGTTAACTGTACCACTATAACGATAACCTGGCCAACATGCTTTGTTGTCAGCGCCTACTTTCTTGCCCTGCTGATTTGTCTGTTTCAGCATAACAGGTTTGTTTTTCATACGTATATTTTCTCCCAATCTTTTGGATCATCTTCTGGATCTAATCCATCATAGAGTGTTTTGTCACTAGTATCTTTCTTATTCTTATATTTAAGTGTGCCAAATACTGATAGTAGTTTCTGATTATTTTGTTTCCATAGTCCTACTACTTCATCGTATCTCTCTGAGCCTAATATCAATTTTAGTTGCGTCTTACAGTCACTTACTGTAGGATTGATATCGAACTTGCTATTTTCTATTTCATACATAAAATCCATGCAACGATCAAGTTCAACTTCGTTCATGTATATTGATAACTCAGTAACCATCTTGTTCATGATGTCTACTTTTTTATTATCAAATTTGCGATTCCAAATATCTGTAGCAAACATTAGTGCAAACTCCCAGAATTTTTAGATTCTTCTTCTATTGCTTGATTTACATTGTGTTCAGTCATTAGACTACCCAAAAAGTTGTAAACTGCTTCCATGCTTAGTATAGTAAAGTCAACGCCACGTTTATCATTACTATCCATATCAACAGTTTTAATATTCTTTGCATTTTCTAATGCTATTTTTACTTGTGTCATAAGTGGCTGTATAGTTACCCACACAATACCATCTTCTGCTTTTACCATTTTATAATTCATTTGTTTTTCTCTCTGTATCCACTTGCATATATTGCTCTTGCTTGCTTTTCGGCATCTTCACGTTTGCGATATACTTTGCCTGTAGTGCCATACTTATAGCCTACAACTTTACCACTTTTATTGCGAACTTCATGTACTGGCATGATTATTCCTCACTATCTTTTTTATTTAGCACTTTACAAATGTACTGATGGTTATCTTGTACTTTTTGTGTACCAAGTATTAATCCACAGAATCTACATGTTTTACCTTTATGTTGCCACTTGCCATTGAGATAAACATAAAATTCACTTGTTGGTACTACTGGCTTTTTTACAGTAATAACTAATTTATCTATCTTTCTAGATTGTGTAGCAGTACTACTATTAATACCACCAATCTTACCCATTATCATATGTTCGGCACGTGTTTTTTTATGTCTTTTACTGGGTTTGAATGGCATCAACTATTTACACATATTATTATTTGGGTTTATGTAATAACTTTTGTATGTGTTCGGGAAGACTATTTGGATTGTAACCTACAATACGATAATGTTCCTGTCGTTCCTCTAAGGTCATATTTTGTATTGATTCATCATGTTCTGGATTGTACTCATTATAACGTGATCCATCACTATAGCCATCATAACATTTGTTGTCGTTTGGTTGCTTATCATATGTATATGGTTTAGTATATTTTATAGGCATAACACCATTGTTTGCTATAAGTTCTTCATTTTTAATAAATTCTTTATGTTTTAATTCAAAACTCATAGTATCAATATCTAGCCAGCCCCTGTTATACTCATTTGTAATACGTAAGAATTCGCTGATATTTTTTAATTCATATCTCATGTCTTGCAAATCATATCCATTAATTGGATGTTCTGTAATAATACAATCATGCACACGTAATAGTATATTAGATTGATCGAGATTTTTAGTAATTTTATCCATAATCAAAGTTTCTAAACGTTGAAACAAATAACTCATAATGGCTGTTCTTCTATACTTGCCACTTTTATTTTTACTTCTTGGCAAATCATTTAGATGTTCTTCGCACCAGCCTGGCTTTTTCATATAATATTGTGTAATTTCTCTAGTGAGTTTTGTTTGCTCCCTGTGAAATTCAACTACCCATGGATCGTTAATAAAACGTTCTCTATCTTTTTCATTCATAATAATACTGTTGATTGCTGGAAAATGTACATCTGTGCCTTCTAACCAAGCACCACCACTGATTTTTGCACCAAAGCCCATGGCAGTAAGTGCTTCTTTAACTAGTTTTAATCCATCTGGATATGCACGTATATGCTGTGCTAATCTATTGCGTATATGACTTTTTTGATCTAGGTATTCTTTTGTATAGATATAATGTCCATCTAAACTTTTACCACTTTCTGTATAAATGTCGGCAATCAACATTAATTTAATAGCATATACTGCCGCTTCCAAATCATATTGATAATTATCACCCAATGCAGCATTGCGTACTTCTTTATGACAGTTTTGCAAATTTAATCCTTGATAATGTGTTCTACCATATGGACTAACCTTTTTAATCATTGGAAATTGATCATTATTGTCAAAAAACTCTGTGATCATATTGATATATTTGGCTTGTCGTAAACTACGCAATAGTTTATGATAATAATCCACTTGTTCATGTTGATCTACTACCTTTAATTGTTGAGTTGTAGACTTAATATAGTTTTCTAAACTTTGTGTATCTATCTGTACCCATTCTAATTGATCTACTGCATCTTCAGTTAAATCGCCATAATAAAGACTTACCAATTCATTATGGTCTGCTGTATCAATAAGCAAATCAATTAGTTTTTGATTGAGTATCACGATCTCAGTATTTTTACCTGTTAGATTGCTGCCTATCTTTGTTACAGCATAAAATGGATATAATGAGTAAAACTCATTATAAACATAAAATGTTTCTTCCTTAGTATATCTATCGTTACTTTTACCATATGGATAAAAACGACCACAATTGTCACGCAATTCCTTTGTACTTATTGTAGTTTGATTGTTTTGCATGAATGGCAATCTTTTGAGAAATACCTTACGTATTTCATGTAGATAATGATGCCATTTTTCCTGTGCTTTGTGTAGTGGTAGATTTGGAAACTTCTTTATGAATTCTAATGGAATGGGCATAATCGACTCCAACTCATCAATCGTGGAGTTCTCACCTCTGCCTTCTCCACTCATGCCCGGGGTCTTCCATCTATTTCTCTTGTTATAAATATTCATTAGTTATGTCCTCTATTGCTTCAGCAATATCCCATTATAGTGCCGCGATTTTTGCAATTCAATAAAAAAGGCATGTGTTTTTAGCCATAATTGACACAAAAACACTACCCCTGAGCCGCAATTTTTGTACTTTTTTTCTGTTGCTTAGCCAAATCGTCACGTATAGCCTTAAAAATGATATAAGTTTGACGAAATTGCGGCTGGCTCTTTATACGTTTGAGGAAACGGTCACAGGTGCGTAACCGAAATTTGATATCTGTCATATGAATCTCCTAATAGTTAAATGATTATATCTTATCCTATAGTGTATCTTTAGCGAGATTGGGGGCATTGCGCTAACAATACCCCCTATACTATTAGGATAAAAGTATGCCTTACTAGAAAGCATATCTATTTATCATTTTAATTTAAAATTAAAATAAATCATGCAATCTCTTTTTCGTCATCAGATTCATCAACAGATTCCTTGTCCCAAAAACTTGTAATGTAGTCAAGACGATCAGGAATGTTACTATCACAACGTACCATTTCTGTATACTCGCGCAAATCGTCAAGCAACTCTAGGCACAATTCTACTTGGTAGATAGCACCCCAGGGCTGACCTGATACCTTAAGTGAGTCAGTATCGCATTCCCAATACCATTGTTCCATAGCACTTTCCATTTCCTTGTAAATGTCACGACTATTATCGCAACGCTCAAGAATCTCGACCTTTTCCTCAATACGCTGCTTAAATCGTAATGCACGTTCAGCAGCACGAGGATCCAATTTAACAGTTACATTCTTAGCCATAAATCACCTCAATAGTTAATAAAACAACACAACAATAAAATGGTAACAGATACTTGACCAAATGTCAAGCCTGATATTTCATAAACTCAATGTATTCCATCCAGGCAGTAAAAACTCTAGCATACTGCTTACGCTTTTCATGCGTGGCATCATCGCCCATATACTTGTATCGCATATTCATCTTAGACATAAATCACCTCGTAAAAAAGTAGTCAACAGCGACTACATAATCTATTCTACAGATATGTAGGATTAATGCAAGAAATATAAATCCAGCAAAATCAATGACTTACAGCGCCGGATAC